GTCTTGCTACTCGACGAAGTTGACCTTGCTTCCAACAAAATTCTATGCCTCCAGTCCATCCTTGAAGGCAAGGGTGTGTTTCTGAAGAAGACTGGTCGTTACGTAAACCCTAAATCTGGATTCGATGTTATTGCAACTGCAAATACTAAAGGTAAAGGCAGCGATGACGGTCGCTCTATTGGAACTAACGTTCTCAACGAAGCCTTCCTTGAGCGTTTTGCGTTAACTTTTGAGCAAGAGTATCCTACTCCTGCTGTGGAGATTAAGATCCTTGAAAAACTTTCTGAACAATTGGGTTGCCAAGATCAGGAGTTCTGTGCTAAACTGTCTACCTGGGCAGAAGTAATTCGCAAGACCTTCGCTGATGGTGGTATTGATGAAATCATCTCTACTCGTCGCCTCACCCATATTGTCCGTGCTTTCTCGATCTTCGGTAAGCGAATGAAGGCAATTGAAGTCTGTGTCAATCGTTTTGATGATGAGACAAAAACTTCCTTTATTGAACTCTACGACAAAATCGATGAGAATGCTAATGAAGAATCAAATTCTTGAATTTCACGGATACATAGGTCACCTCGTCCGTCTTAAAGACGGGGGGACCGTTAAAATTCTTGGTGGACAAAACCTCAAACTATTCGTAAGAAGGATTGACGGAACCATCACAGAATGCTATCATAATGACATTGACTTTATCTGGGATAAATGACCTTTAAATATAATGAAGATCAACTCCTCAAGGAGTTACGTGACTACATCGCAAGTACCTATGGACAACATTACTCTGCTGGTAACGACCAGATTCAAACGTTAGATTTGATTGAAGCATGTGGTGATGCTGAAGCATTTTGCCGAAGCAACATCCTGAAGTATGCTTCACGATATGATAAGAAAGGAACAGCACGTCGTGATATTGTTAAAATCCTGCACTACGCATTATTGCTGCTCCACTTCTCTGACAAATCAAACACTACTGAATCCTATCCTCAATGAGCACCGTATCTCTTTCCAAACAAACTCGTGACATTCTTAACAACTTTTGTAAGATCAACAGCTCTATCCTAATCAAGGAAGGCACTGCACTCAAAACTATTAGTGTTGGACAAAATGCTATTGCTGAATACAATAGCGAAGAATCATTTCCACAAACGTTCGGCATCTATGATCTACAACAATTCCTCATGGGATTGTCTCTGTTTGAGGATGCTACACTCAAATTTGATAATCCAAATTATGTGACTATCAATGGCAACGGAAGATCTGTAAAGTATTATTTTTCTGATCCAGAAATTACTTTGAGTTCTGCTCCTGACACAGCAGTAAATTTTCCTAATACTGATTTCAGTTTCAATCTGAACCAAGAAGATTGGTATGCTTTGCAAAAAGCATCTGCTGTTTATCATCTCCCGGATATTGCTTTCCGTGCGCTCAATGACGGGACTATCAATCTTGATCTATGCGACAAAGAGAATGACACTGGTAATGTTTACAGTCAAACTGTGACTGGAGAAGCAACTGGGGAATTTGAAGTTTTTATGAAAGTGGAAAATCTTCGCTTACATCCAGGAAACTATTCTGTCAATGTTTGTAGTAAAGGAATTACTGAATGGAGTCATCAAAGTATTGATCTTACATATTTTATTGCATTAGAACCATGACAACCTACGGATCAAGGAGTTGTGGAGGATGTACCATGTGCTGCAACGGCAATATATCATTGCAGGTCAATGAGCATAAAGTATCTCCGGGTAATCCTTGTCCACATATTAATGATTGTGGTTGCGGTTTGTATGATGATCTTTCGAGACCTCCTACATGTAATACATTCTCTTGTACATGGATACAGAATTGGTATTTCCCAGAGTGGGTTAGACCAGATAAATCTGGATTTATTCTTTCTGCAACAGGTCGTGAAAGTAAAGCAGTTAAGCTAACCACAAACATGGTTGGGGATAATAAAGTAGATCCCGCAGCTTTGTTATGGGTCATTAACTGGGCGAGGCATAATCAAATAACATTAATTTATTATGTGAAGAACAATTCCGAAGAAGATACTTATCTTATGGGTAATATCTTTAATCATCCTAATGCAGACTTTACCATGGGAACCAAAGAAGAATTGAAAACTTTAATACATCCAAGCGAGAATTATTTTAATTATGAATAAAAAGTTTCTCTGGGTAGAAGAGTATCGTCCTCATACACTTGAAGATTGTATCTTGCCCAAGAACATCAAGGAATCTTTTCAAGCATTCCGTGATAAAGGTGAAATTCCTAACCTGCTGTTAGCTGGAACTGCCGGGGTTGGTAAAACTACACTCGCTAAAGCATTGTGTGAAGAGATTGATGCATCTTACATCGTTATCAACGGGTCTGATGAGGGACGCTTTCTCGATACGGTAAGGAACAAGGTCAAGCAGTTTGCAAGCACCGTCTCTCTTGCCTCTGGAGCACCCCACAAGGTGGTCATCATCGATGAGGCAGACAACACCACCAACGATGTTCAACTGTCTTTGAGGGCGGCTGTGGAAGAGTTCCATAGCAACTGTCGGTTCATCTTTACTTGTAACTTCCCCAACAAGATCATCGAGCCTTTGCATTCTCGATGCACTGTGGTGGACTTCCGAGTAAAGAATGATGCAAAGTTAGATTTGCAAGGAGCATTCTTTGTCCGTCTGAAACAGATCTTGAAAGACAATGAAGTTGAATGTGAAGACAAGATTCTTGTCAAACTTATCCAACGTTATTATCCTGACTGGCGTCGTTTGATTAACGAATGCCAACGCCATGCGGCAACAGGCAAGATCAACTCTTCTATCTTGGTTGATATCGCTGATATATCTGTCAGTGATCTTATCCGTTCTATGAAGAACAAAGAGTTTACTACAGTTCGTAAGTGGGTTGTGGAAAACATTGACAATGATCCTAACATTGTCGTTCGCAAGATTTATGATTCTCTTTATGAGAATTTAAAAGCTGGATCTATCCCAGAAGCAGTTCTTATTCTTGCGAAGTATCAGTATCAAATTGCATTTGTTGCTGATCAGGAAATTAATTTACTCGCATGTCTTACGGAAGTCATGATGAGTTGCGAATTCAAATAAGGTAATTATGAACACTAAACTAATCCGCTTCCGCTCTGGTGAAGATGTCCTTTGTGACTTGACCAGTGAAACTGATACTGAAATTACAGTTGACAATGCTCTTGTAGCTGTACCGCAAGGACAAGGACAACTTGGATTTGCACCTTGGTCTCCTCTTTCTAAAGAAAACGAACCTATTACTATTCCTCGCGATTTTGTGGTGTATATCACAGAAGGCAATCCTGATATTGTTGAGCAGTACGAAGGATTGTTTGCTACTTTAGTAACACCCAAGAAAAAACTTATTCTCTGATGAAAGTACCTACACAGGAAGAACTGATACATCTAAAAATTCAAGCAGCAATGCGAGAAAATGCTTTTCCAAAAGATGAGATGATGTATCTTGGTGAACGTGCAGGACATCACTGGTATCTTATTGCTGGTGAGCATGAAGTATCCGCAAACCAAATTGAGGATTTTGAAAATGTCAATGAAGAAGACGACACCTGAAAACGTTCAGGAAGCAAATGAAGCACTGTTTCATGCTACAATGAACCTACCTCACGCTGCTGATCACTGTGGTATGACGCAGCGTGAAATGAAAATGATCTTTCGTGAATACCTTAAATACCATGCCCCAGACATTGAAGTCATTAAAAACTCCGTTGAGATATCCAGGGGGGAAGAGCAGAGCGTTAAGCAAACTGTTCCAGTACCTCCCAGACCTTTCCCAGGTAAAAGAATTTCGTGAACCATTCTTGGGTGGTGGCAGTGTTGCCATTGAGATCGGTAAACTTTATCCAAAAGTAGACATCTGGGTAAATGATTTGTATGAACCACTCTATAACTTCTGGAGAGAACTTCAGGAGAATGGGGTAGCGATGCGTGATCAACTTGTGCAACTCAAGAATCTTCACCCGGAACCAGTATCTGCCAGAGTATTATTTCAACAATCAAAAGATTATTTAAATACAATCAAAGATGATCAATCCAACCTATCTCGTGCTTGTAGTTTTTACATTGTCAACAAGTGCTCTTTTTCTGGTCTCACTGAATCCAGTTCCTTCTCAAAGCAGGCTTCAGAAAGCAATTTCTCAATGCGAGGCATTAATAAACTCCCAGACTATTCCTTGATGATTAAGAAGTGGAAAATTACTAATCTTCTT